GCTATCTACAGCCAAAAGGTTCTTAAATACTTCCGTCGTGCATCGGTTGCAGAAGCAATCACTAACACCGACTACGCGGGAGAAATTGAGAATTTTGGCGACACTGTGAAGATTATTAAGGAGCCGACGATTTCGGTTTCTTCGTACACTCGCGGTGCTACAGTTAACCCCCAAGACCTGACGGACGCTGAGATTACTCTCACGGTCGATCAGGGCAACTACTTTGCTTTTAAGGTTGACGACATTGAAGAGCGTCAGAGCCACGTAAACTTTGAGGCTCTTGCCACTTCTTCTGGCGCGTATGCTCTTAAAAAGCAGTATGACTACAATGTTCTAAAGGATATTGCTGACAACGCTACTGCTGGCACTGGCCTTGGTACTGCTGGTTCTGCTGTTTCGGGCAACACTGGTGACGAGCTTGCTAACTACATTGCTAAGTTTGCTCGCCTTCTTGACGAGCAGGATGTTCCTGAAGAGAATCGTTGGTTTGTGGCCCCGCCGCAATTCTACGAGGTTCTTCGTCAGGCTGATTCCAAATTGATGGATGCAAGTGTTACGGGCGAGTCGATGAGTCCTCTTATGAATGGTCAAGTTACCAATCGTAAGATTCATGGCTTTACCCTCTATCAGTCGAATGCAATGGTTGTTGGCTCACTTGGGACAGCAGCGGCAGCGACTTTCGGTCCTGTTGCTACAAGTGGAGAATCTTTTGCTCTTGCTGGTCATATGAGTGCAGTTGCTACTGCCTCTGCGATTGCCAAGACTGAAGTTGTCCGCGACCCTAACAGCTTTGCTGACATTGTTCGTGGCCTTCACGTTTTCGGACGTAAGGTTCTCCGTGCTTCTGGAACTGGTTTTACTGGCGCGCTCGTCGGTGTAACCGATCTAGACAGTTAAAGGAGGGCATAGAAAATGGCTACTTACAATCGTACTTCCTCAACTGGGGGCACTGTCGGTCATCCGGCCAGCGCACTCAAATCATATGTTATTACTTCGCCGGTTTACGACGCGGTTGATAACACGGACCTAGAACAAGGTGACATTGTTCAGTTGATTGATCTTCCTGCCGATACGATGATTATTGGTGGGGCTATTCAAGTTCTCGAAGCTTCAGGCAACGAACAGATCACTTTTGACGTTGGTGTTACTAGTGGTGCATTGACTGCTGATGCTCTTGTTGACGGTGGCGACTCTGATGCCACTGGCTTCACTGGCTTTAGCACGACGGCGCTTCACAGTAATGCAGTTACGGCAGCAGACACCCTTGATCTTCTTGTGATCGACGGTGGTTCGTCTAAGACGACTGCTTGGCGTTTCCGCGCTCATGCTGTTCTTGTTGACATTTCTAAGAATCCGATTGAATCCGCTACGGTTTCGACGGGCACTTAATATGTCTAGAGGTTTTGCAGGGTTCCTTACAAAAACCCTGCCCCTTTTTGCTATGTTCAATTTGTGGGGTACATATGTTTTTTTTAAAGTTACTAGACGAAATAGAAGTTAATAAGTGTAGTGTTGGACTAAATAAAGTTAAATATCAAAGTGGCAGCGTAACACAGCCCACTAACAAACACTACAAGATGAAGCAGAATGAACAAACGGCGGGTGTTCCAGAAGACATAAAAAAACACCTTGTCAGTACTTTGTACAACAATGCTTACATTGATTCTGTTTACTGCCCTAATCGTGTTTCAGTAAATTTTTACAATAAATACGAAGAAGGCGACTACTATGATATGCACGTAGACGCTTTTAAAGCAATGCCGAAATCTAATAATGTTTTTTTTGATTACGGATTTTCAATATCTTTAAATAGCGATTATGAAGGTGGAGAGTTTATACTTCAAACAGATGCAGGACAAATTGCTCACAAACTTCTCTCAGGAGAAATTGCAATATTTCCTATTATCTATCCACATGCTGTCAATAAAATTTCGAGTGGTACTCGTAGAAATATTATTGGCTGGTTTTCTTCTAATGTTACTTACGAGCAATCATTTATTTTAAAAAATTTATATGAAGTTAACGCCTCACTAATGACTACAGACAAAGAAATGTTTGTTAAGTCTACTTTAGTTCAAACGTATCTAAAAAAATTGTGGGGTAAGTAAAATGATTTTTCAATTATTAACTGACGAAGATATTGCATTCTGTAAAAAAGAACTTAATGAGGTTAGCTACGCTGACGGAAAGCAAACGCAAAACATAAGCAAGCTATACAGCATTAAAGAAAATAAAGAAACGCCTGTCGAAACAGTTTTAGGAAAATACGTATCAGGCGTCTTTCTTTCTAATAAAACGCTTAATAATATCTATAATCCTTCTATGGTTAACATGCAAATTGTTAACAAGTACGGCCCCGGAGATTTCTACGACTTTCATGTAGACCCCTTTGAAAACTCTATAACCGGAATGGCTAACAGCTTTGGGTTTTCAATTGCTCTTAATGACAACTACGAAGGTGGTGAGTTTGTTATTGATGGTGATGGTGGCCGAGTAGCACGTAAGTTGCAGACTGGACAGATTATAGTATTTCCTGTTATGTATCCTCATGCGGTCCAAGAAGTTACTAAAGGTACACGACAAAACATTATTGGGTGGTTTTCTTCTAACATTAGTTTTGAACAAGCCTACATGCTAAAACACCTCAATGATGTGGTGCAAATTAGTAAGGGTTTAGTCACCGACAACTCAAGCCCTAGCAACAAAGACTTGCTTATCAAAAGTGTACTGTTGCAAAAATACATCAGAAGAGAGTGGTCAAAGTAAAAAAACCGCTTGACTTTTATATTAAGTTATGCTATAAGTGTTTTGCCCCGCAGGGGGAAACACTCCCTAACATTAAATAATTAAACCAGAGGTATTTTAAATTGGCCCTTAGTGAATCTGACAAGAATAAACTAAAGAAGTATGGGCTGTCTGGTCTTAACAAACCTAAGCGTACTCCAGATCACCCGACTAAGAAAGCTATTGTAGCTATTCGTGAGGGATCAAGCATTAAAATTATTCGCTTTGGTGACCAGAAAATGGGGCACAACTATTCGGCTGAAGCTCGCAAATCTTTTAAGGCTAGGCATGGAAAAAACATTGCAAAAGGCAAGACTTCTGCTGCATACTGGGCTAACAAAATGTTCTGGTCTGGTAAAGGTGGCTCAACAAAATCCCCTCCTAAATCTCAAAAACACGTTAAGGGCGTTAAGCGGCGCTCTTAGCGTTTTTCTGTTTATGGGCACTGCTACAGCCCACGATCAAGATGAAGCAATAAAGCAGTACATAAGAATTTTAGATTTAGAACTGTTTAACAGGTACGCAGGGTACACAGCACCTAAACCCCCAATTCCTAAAGCTAAACCCTCTACAACACCTGTACCACGTTATAGACCCGCGCACTCGCTTACTACTTATAGAGATTTGTATATCTACGTAGTGCAGCCGCATGATTATATTAGCAAACGCACAATAAAGTGTTACTCGGTAGGAGTAGATAAGTATGGCTATCTCGTCAAAATCCCGTGCAAAGAAAACAAAGTCAAAAAGCAAAGTCAATGAGGCTGGAAACTACACCAAACCGGCTTTACGTAAACGTCTATTCAACCGCATTAAGGCGGGTGGAAAAGGTGGCAAGCCCGGACAATGGTCTGCGAGAAAAGCCCAGATGTTGGCAAAAGCATATAAAGCAGCCGGTGGGGGATACCGAAGCTAATGGACAAAAACTTGACATTAGATGCTGAGATGATTGGTGGACTTTTTATTTTATACTTTATATTTAAGTTTTAATGAAAACCATTACTGAAGATATTTTTACATGGTCAGAAAAGTTTGTAGAAGTAGATAACAAAGCACTAGGCGGTTGGCCGCTTTGTCCTTACGCAAAACAAGCTAGACTGAAAGATCAAGTTAAAGTAGTCGAAGTTGCAGACGCAAAAGACTTTCTTGACATTGTAATACAGCAAGCAAGAACAATCAAAGAACAGCACAAAAAACTTATTATTGTTGCAAGTGATGACTTTGATCTAGAAGCCTACGAGTTGGGCTGTTATGTAGACGCACTCAATCACATCTTTGTACCTGACGACAGATACTTGATGGCGTTTCATCCGTTTGATGATAGCGAAGAAGTTGAGTTTTTAAAAGAAGACGAAGACGATTACGTCTATGAAAATGAGTTCTACATGGTGCTTATTCAACCATACAGTGAACTAGAAGAAGCTTCAGAACATCTTGCAAAGCAAGGTTACTACGAAGGCTGGGAAGAAGAATACTACCAAGACACAGTTTTAAAACGGCAATCCTACAGGAGATTACACGATGGTTGGCAAAAAGAAAAGAGTTAAGGCTATGAAGGGCAAGCGCGTCAAAGCAATGGGCGGCAAGACCATGAAAGGTAAGCGCGTCAAAGCTATGGGTGGCAAAACCATGAAAGGTAAGCGCGTCAAAGCTAGGGGCGGCAACAAAATTAAAAAGCTTGCTGGTGGTGGCGCTGCTGAAAAAGGCATGGGTTTACTTGCTGTTTTAATGGCAGCGGCGGCAAAAAAGAAAAAAAGAGCATTAACACCAGATGAAAAAGCTAAAATTAAAGCTAAAGTTGATAAAAAAACGTAACTACAATGGCTGAACAAAAGAAGCTTGAGTCTGACAGTAAATACAATCCCCTTGACCTTGATGGTGATGGAGTTGTTAGTGACGAGGAAATGGCAGCAGTAGAAGCACTAGATAAACACGAAAAGCAAGATGCCCAACGCCGTATGGCATGGATTGCAATGATATCAATGCTTGTTTTTACTGCCCTTGTATTTCTACCGTTTTTTCCTGATAGCCGGATCAATGCTTTAGCTGATTTGTTCAGCCTGTTTTACATTGGTATGGCTGGTATTGTGTCAGCTTACTTTGGTGCAGCAGCGTTTATTTCTCGTGGTAAAAAATAATGGCTCTTAAAAAACCGCAAAAGTCCTTAAAGTCGTGGGGCAAACAAAAGTGGGGCACAAAGTCTGGGAAACCTTCGACACAAGGTCCGAAGGCAACAGGTGAAAGATACCTTCCTAAAAAAGCAATCGCGGCTTTATCGTCAAAAGAATACGCTGCGACAACAGCAGCTAAGAGAAAAGCAAGAAAAGCTGGCAAACAAGTTGCCAAACAGCCGCCAAAGATTGCGGCAAAAACAAGACAACACAGAAAAATATAAGGAAGATTTTTCATGGGAACGCTGACTTATCTACAGTACACTAATCGAGTTCTTGAGGATATCAACGAGACTACCCTGTCTGCGTTGTCATCTTCCCGTGGTATCCAAACCGTAGTAAAGAACAGTGTTAATCGTGCCATTAACGACATTGCCAACTCTGAAGTAGAATGGCCGTTCCTGCACAGCGACAAAGAACAAGACACTCACGCTAGTGTTGCTGAGTACTCCTTACCTTCTGACTACAGCTATGTAGACTTTGATAGCTTTATGCTTTTCCCTAAAAATCTTGTAACCAATGGAACCTTTGACAGCAACATAACAAACTGGACAGACGGTTCTTCTGGCACAGGTGCGATAGCTTTTAACAGCACAGGGCCACAGCCCCCAGCGTCAAGGACTGGCGCACTAAGGCTAACAGCGGGTAGCAGTGGCACTGCAATTGCCTATCAAGCCCTGACAACTACGAAGAACAAACAGTACAGGGTTTCTTTTGGTGTTACGTACCCTTCTGGTGGAGACTTAACGCTAAACTTGGGAACCTCTGCAAACGGCACACAGATATCTACAAACAGCGTTACCATTGATGACATCGGTGATTTTAAGTATGTTGAGTTTACTTTTAGTGCTACTGGCACCACTACCTATATTTCTTTTAGTCAGGCGGTAGATACTCAGGTAGACATTGACAATGTTGTTGTGGCCGAAGACTTTCATCCGCACAAGCTTAAATATCTAAGTTACGATGAGTTTCAAGAAACTGTAAAAGAGCGGGATCGTGGCACCAGCATCAGTCGCCTTGGAGTGCCTGACTGTGTGTACAGAACCCAAGATGAGAAGTTTGGGTTGTCACCTGTACCAGATTTAAGCACCTATACTATTGGTTACGAGTACTGGAAAACAACCACTGTATTATCTAGTGACTCCGATACCTCAGACATTCCTGCTCGCTACGAACACGCAGTTATTGCAAAGGCTCGTTACTACGCAGCAATCCTTCGCTCTGACACAGCAACAGCCCAAGCTTCTTTGGCAGAATTTGCAGATCACATGAAAAAAATGAGAATAGAACTGGTAAACAAAAAAGATTACTTCAGGGCTGTTTAGTAATGGGACGTTTTAAAAATGTTGGTGCTGCTCTGTCTAGCACAGACCTAACAGTAGTATACACTTGCCCTACTAACTTTACTGCTATTATAAAGGAAATCTTTATTACTAATGTTGACGGCTCTGCCGCAGTGGACATGACACTTAGTTGGACAGACACAAGCGCAAGCGCAACGTATTCTTTGTTAAGCACACAAAGTATTGCCGCAGACAGTCATCTTAGACTTAACGACGCAAGCATTGTACTAGAGTCAGGTGACATACTCAAAGCACAGGCTGGTGCAGCTAACGATGCAGTAGTTTCAGTATTTATTGAAGAATTATTAAGGCCACAGGGTTAGTTATGCCAGATACATCATTACTTTCCCCAGTGACTGTGCCTCTTGGTGGCGGTCTTATTCTTGACCAAGATGACTTTAGCATATCCCCCGGTGCAGCAGTAGAACTACAAAACTTTGAGCCATCTATTAATGGTGGATATCGTAGGCTTAGTGGCACAACTAAGTGGGATAGCAATCAGGTTAACGGTAGTAACGCTATACTTGGAACTAAGATATTTAACAACGGTGTTGTTGCAGCCGCAGGAAACCTAGTAAGGTTCAGCACAAACGATGGTTGGTCTACGATAGGCACTCGTACTTCTGCTGGTCGTTATAAGTTTGACACATTTAACTTTAATAATACTAATAAGCTTATTATGGTTGATGATGTCAATCAAGCTGCAACATACGATGGAAGCACTTACACTCTAATTAGTACTACTGGCGCTCCTGCTGATGCTGCTTCTGTTGCTGTGTTTAGAGACCACATCTTTTTTGCAGGGATGTCAACCAACCCACAAGAAATTGTATTTAGCGCACCCTTTGCAGAAACAGATTTTACTGCTGCTAATGGTGCTGGGTCAATTAGAGTAGATACCAGTGTTACGGCACTGAAGGTGTTTCGTGATGTTTTGTACATTTTTGGACTTGATAAAATCTACAAGCTTGCTGGTAGTAGTATTGCAGACTTTCAAGTACAGCCCGTTACTAGAACACTTGGTTGTGCCGATGGGTTTTCTGTTCAAGAGCTAGGTGGCGATCTTATCTTTCTGTCTCTTGACGGACTTAGAACAATTGCTGGTACTGAAAAGATTGGTGACGTTGAGTTAGGAACATTATCTAAGCCTATTCAAAGACGTATCCAAGATGTTGTTGCTAACAGAGCTAACATTACTTCTACTGTTATTCGTAGTAAAAGTCAGTACCGTATTTTTTACCCTGCTTCTGTTAGTTCAGCAGTAGAAGCTAGTAGAGGAGTTTTAGGCACTCTTAAACGGACACCACAGGGCGGTGTTGGTTTTGAGTGGGCAGACACTAAAGGACTTAAACCCTCTTCTATGGACTCTGATTTTATTAGCGGTGTTGAGTACGTTATCGAAGGTGGGTTTGACGGATATGTCAGACAGCAAGAAAGCACTTCTGTATTTACGTTTGATGGTACAAACATTATAGCTTTTTACCGTTCACCAGATTTATCTTTAGGTGATGCTGGAATTAGAAAACTAATGCAGCGGGTAATTCTTAATTATGAAGTTGAAGGAACTATTGCTGCTGAACTAAGAATTAGATACGACTCGGACTCTCTTGATGTTGCACAACCAGAGTCTTTAGATATTACCTCTCCCGGTGGTATTGCTATTTATGGTGGTGCTTCTTCTACATACGCCAGTGCTGTTTATGGCTCAAGCGGTGCCCCTATCTTTAGACAGTCAATCGAAGGCTCTGGTTTTCTTGTCGCTGTAAAAATTAATCACAATAGTTCTAATAGGGCTTTCACACTAAACTCTTACCAGTTTGAATTTACACCCGGAGGAAGACGATAATGGGTACAGGTTACGTAAGGCGCAGTACAACTGAGATAGCCACAGGTGAGGTTATCGAAGCCGCCGACTTTAACAATGAGTTTAACGACATTGTTAGTGCTTTCACAGCATCAACAGGACACTCACATGACGGCACAACTGCTGAAGGCGGTAATGTAACCAAGCTACTTGGTGCTGCAATCACTATTGGTGATGGCTCTTCTGGTGCAGACATTGTTGTAACCTTTGATGGTGAGACAAGCGATGGTGTGCTTACTTGGATGGAAGACGAGGATCACTTTAAGTTTAGTGATGACATTGTTGTAGATGGTACAAAGCGTCTGTACTTTAATGACGAGGGTGGTGAGTATATTCATGGCGACGGTACAGATTTAAATCTGGTATCTGGCGCTGATATCAACATCCCTGCAAACATTGGGTTGACCTTTGGTGATGATGGCGAAAAGATTGAGGGCGACGGCAGTGACCTAACTGTTTCGTCCTCTGCTGTGCTTACACTTGATGCTGGTGGCGGCATTACTATTGACGCAGATAGTGGTACAATTACCTTTGCTGATGGTGGTTCTTCACTTGGTACAATAACCTCAAGTGGTTATAGCGGAACCGCTGCTGTTGCTACCGTTGCCACTACTGTAACTATCACAGACAATGAGTCAACGAATGAGGACAACGCTCTTATTTTCACAGCCGGTGGGGATGTTGATGGAGGTAACATAGGGCTAGAGTCAGACGGAACCCTTACATACAATCCCAGCACAGGTAAAGTAACAGCTACAGGCTTTATAGGTACGCTGACAGGTACTGCTGATACAGCTACTGTTGCTACCACTGTAACTATTACCGACAACGAGTCTACCAACGAAGATAACGCTCTTATCTTTACGGCTGGTGGGGATGTTGACGGCGGTAACATAGGTTTGGAGTCAGACGGCACCCTTACATATAATCCTAGCACGGGCAAAGTAACAGCCACAGGTTTTATAGGTTCCTTAACTGGTACGGCTGATACGGCTACTGTCGCTACTACCGTAACAATTACTGATAATGAATCTACCAATGAGGACAACGCAATTATCTTTACTGCCGGGGGTGATGTAGATGGTGGTAACATTGGATTAGAGTCAGATGGGACGCTGACCTACAACCCAAGCACAGGCAAGATAACTGCAACAGGTTTCATAGGTGCTTTGACTGGTAATGTCACAGGTGATGTCACAGGTGATGTTACGGGCACAGCCGATGTAGCTACCGTTGCCACTACCGTAACCATTACTGATAATGAGTCCACTAACGAAGATAACGCAATTATCTTTACCGCTGGAGGCGATGTTGACGGGGGCAATATAGGACTAGAATCCGATGGTACGCTAACGTACAACCCAAGTACCGGCAAGATTACTGCGACTGGGTTTATTGGAGCATTAACAGGTAATGTAACGGGTAATGTCACGGGTGATGTTACTGGCACAGCAGATGTTGCGACAGTTGCAACGACTGTGACTATTACAGATAATGAGTCTACTAACGAAAGCAATGCTCTTGTCTTTACTGCTGGCGGCGACGTAGATGGTGGCAATCTGGGGCTAGAGTCAGACGGGACGCTAACCTACAATCCTAGCACAGGCAAAGTAACAGCTACAGGATTTATTGGTGGTATTGACGTAAACGGCACCGAGTTGATTCTTGACGCAGATGCCGACACTTCAATCACGGCGGATACGGATGACCAGATCGACATCCGAATTGCTGGGGCAGATGACTTTCAGTTTACTGCTAATACATTTACAGTATCAACTGGTTCTATTATAGCAGTTCCTGACGCTGCTGTTGCAACACCTTCTATCACGAACACAGGTGACCTAAACACAGGCATCTACTTCCCAGCCGCCGATACAATGGGAATCACAACAGGCGGCGTTGAGCAGTTTCGTTTTGGTAGCAATCCCATTCCGGGCGGTGCAAAAAACCTAATTCAAAATGGCGCATTTACTGTAGCACAACGAGGCACCGTCACAGGCATTGGCGGTTCGGGCGATGACAGAATATTGGACAGATGGATGTTCGTAAGCGGTGGAGGAGGCACTGGAAGAGTGAGCGCAAGCCAAGACGCCATGTCCGTAGCGAACAGAGCAGTCACAGGGCAGGGCTATGCGCTCAAGATTGACTGCACCACTGCTGAGTCATCGGTTGCTGCTAGTGAAGCAATGTGGCTGACGCAACGCATTGAAGCTCAAAACTTGCAGCATTTGAAATACGGAAATGCTGCTGCTGAAACTGTAACTCTATCGTTCTGGTTTAGTTCACCGAAAACTGGCGCACACTTTGTTGCAGCCAAGCAGGAAGATGGAACCGACACTTACATTCGAGAGTTCACTATAGCGAGTGCTGATACGTTTGAGTTCTTTCAAGTTACCTTTCCGGGAGACCCAACGGGGACTATCGACAACAACAGTGGCGCAGGTTTCAGCATTACTTTTCCAATCATTAGCGGCTCAACTTACAACGGCACTAAAGACGCTTGGACAGGATCAGCGGCGCAGTACCACACGAGTGATCAGCAGAACCTTCTCGATAACACAGCCAACAACATTTATATCACGGGAGTGCAACTTGAAGTCGGCAACGTCGCCACTGACTTCGCGCATGAGGACATCACACAAACACAGCAGAAGTGTTGGCGTCGTCTGGCAATTCTCAGCGATGGCTCGGGTAGCAAGACGTGGACTTCCGCAGCAGCTTACTCGACAGCAGCTTGTGCTGGTGCGATTTCACTTCCAACGCCAATGGCGTCTGCGCCGACCATGAGTGTGAGCGACGCAGCGCACTGGCAAGCCACCACAAGTTCTGGAAATACGGTAGCAAGCTCAATTTCGTTTGAAGCTCAGATGGCAACTACGACTGGTCAGATAGCCATGTTTTTAACGACCGGCTCAACACCATTTTCCGTTCAAGATGCGGTTCGAATACGAAGCGCAAACTCTTCCTGCCAAATTATAGCGAGTTGTGAATTATGACTATTACCAATCGAAAGTGGCGCGACGCAGAAAAGACTGCTATAGAGTGCGTTGTTAACGGCCTTTCTTCGACAGTGCCAGCGACAGAAGAAAATATGCACTACCGTGAAATGATAGCCGATGGAGAATCAATTGCGGACTGGGTTGCACCCGCAGCGACGTGGGGCAGTGTTCGAGCAGAACGAAACCAGCTTTTGAGGGACACTGACTGGCAAGCAAGCAGCGACTACGCAATGAGCGATGCTCAGAAGACCTACCGGCAAGCTCTTAGAGATTTGCCAGCGACAAACTCTGATCCAACGAAAATCGTCTTTCCTGACGCACCGTAGGAAATACTAAATGACAACATTCGTTGACTTGTGGCCTATTATCTCTGGCATCATAGCCGTTGGCGCGATTGGTATAGCCTTTCGTGCAGAGGTACTAGTGCGTATTAAGGTGTTAGAAGAGAAGGTTGCTACTGTATTTAATCTACTGAACAGCAGGGATAGATGATTAAAAAGTACAGCACACTTTTTATACTTGCGGTAGCACTAGTGACGCTATCGTCATCTGCTATAGCACAGACTATGTGCGTTTCTAAGCTTGCTATGATAGAGGCTATGGCAAATAGGTTTAGTGAGCAAGAAACAGAGTTTGGCATAGATACTCGTAGCTCAAGCTATGTTGGTGTTTATGTAAACGCCAAAACAAAAACATTTACTTTTACTATGACGCCTAAAGGACAGCCCAGTGTTCTTTGTGCTATTGCTACCGGCACACAATGGGAGCAACTGCCCGGAATATCTAAGGGTATTATATCTGATGGTTCG